ACCCACTGCCAGCGAGGTCACGAGTTGACCGAGGCGAATATCTACAAATCACCAAACGACACTAGGCGTAGCTGCCGGGCATGTCGCAAGAAAATGGCTGATGCACGACGAGATGCCAAGAAGACCAAGAGGGAGGGGGGGGGATGAGGAAGCCGAGGGAGTTCTCTGGGTATGGGCCGTATTCGCGTTGCATAAAAGGAGACTGGCGTGATGCGACTTCGCGTATCTGGGTTGCTAGGTGGGCGTTGTCGCCAGATGCAGCAAGAAAGCTCGCCACCTGGCTGCTCAAGGCTGCGGACTGGCTCGAGGAAAAGGAGGGTGAGGGGTGATGGGCAAAGACAAGAAGGTAACGCGCTTCGTCTGCCGCGAAGAGGATATCTGCAACCCATCGTACGGCGGGCCGTTGCCGTCACTACCTGCGGACAAGCGGCCCAAGCGGAGCCCAAAGGAAGCCGCTGCGCTTGATGTCATGTGGCGCGGATACGATGACCTCTGGCGACTAGGCTGGAAAGACATCATCTACTGCCCCAAGGACGGCAGTCATTTCCTGGCCATCACAGCGGGGGCGACCGCCGTGTTCGAGTGTAACTACATTGGCGAGTGGCCCGATGGCTCGTGGTGGATTTACGACGGAGACGTGTGGCCCGCGCGGCCCATTTTGTGGAAGCCATTGCCGGACGCTGAGGGGAAGCCATGAGGACCGCAACCGAACTACTCGCTGAGATGCTCGCAATCCACTCGGACCCGCAGCAGGGAGCGGCTGAGCTGCACTCTTGGCTCCATCAGGCGGTGGAGGAGGTCAAGGGGGTTGTGGAGGGGGAGCAGGATGAGGTGGGGAGGCTGCGCGGATTCTTCGAGCACTTGTCCCTCACTGTTTGGGAATTCTGCGATATCGACGGTGGTGAGTTTCAAGATCGCGCAGTGGAGCAAGGGCTGCTCGTCTCCGTGCCTGCCGATGAGCAGTTCAAGGCCGAGTACGACTGCGACGAGATGTATACCTGGAGTTGGTCTCCGCTCGCCATCGACAGGGCTCGGGGGGAGGGGGAGTAGGTGGAATCTTGTAAGCATTGTGGTGAGGCGGTGAAGCGAAAGGGCAATGCCTGCTGTTCGATCAGCTGCGCGCGTCAGGCAAAACTTGTTGCTGGCAACGAACATCCCCAATGGAAAGCCAAGCCGGAATGTCTGCAATGTGGACAGCCTGTGAAACGGATGAACGCTAAGCATTGCGGCATGGAGTGTTCGCTTGCTTCCAAGCGAGATGGCAGATCGGGTGGGAAGAACAACCCCGCTTGGAAGGGGGGCCGGACGATCAAAGACAGCGGATATGTGATGATTCGCAACACAGAGCATCACCGATCCAGTGGTGGCTACGTGAGAGAGCACATATTGGTGATGGAGAACATCCTCGGTCGTCCCATACTCAGGGGCGAGATCGTGCATCACCGAAACGGCGACCCAAGTGACAATGCCCCTGAGAATTTGCAGCTATTCGCATCAAGCGCTGAGCATAGTAGACACCATGGTGGGCGTCCGTCGCATTGCTTTTGCGGCTCACCTCATGCGGCCCGTGGGTTGTGCCGGTATCATTACGCGCATGCTTGGTACATTCAAAAGCTTAGAGGTCAAGCGGCATGATTATACGCTTTACGGTGTTAGGCCCGCCTGTGCCTCAGGGGAGTATGTACTCGCCCAAAGGCACGACCAAGATGCTCCACTCCAAGAAGGGCAAGGGGAGGACTGTCGCTCAGTGGCGGAAGGAGGCGAAAGAGGTCGCCTTTCTGGCAATGAGGGGGAAGAAGCTGATTGATGGGCCGGTGAGTGTGCAGGTGACGTTCTACCTGAAGCGGCCTGCCTCGAAGCCCGATGATCTCTTCCCAAGCCGCAAACCCGACCTCGACAAGCTCTGTAGGGCGCTTGGAGATGCACTCGAGGGCGTGGTGATCACGCAGGATAGCCGGATCGTTCACTGGTACGCGTCGAAATGGTACGCAGATGCTCACTCGCAGGGGATCACTTGCAGCGTGATTGAGGTGACGGAGGTGGGGGAGGGATGAGAGGCAGGCCGAAGCTACAGGATCTCATCACGCCCGACATGAGCGACGAGGAGAGCGCCGCCGTCGCGCGCGCCGTCATCGACATCCTCCTCGAGCACTGTCCGCCGCCCCCCACGCGAGAGGAAGTGGCGGCCGAGATTCGCAAGAAGCACCGCGCGACGGCCATACGAGGAGCGCGCATATACGACGACGGCCGCGATTGGTTCAGCGTCGAGGTCATCGGGCCGGTTTCGTTGTTCATCACCGAGGAGGAGGTCTTATCGCCAGAGCCGTTCCTCCGCTGCGATTTCCCTGTCGGGCATGCGATTCGCCGCGATCCGCGCAAAGCCAAGCGCATCTGGAATGAGAACCTCGACTCGATGACCGAGTTCGAGATGCAACACCACACGCGGTGGAGGCTCGCCCGTAACTGACGGGCTGGTGGGGGAGGCTTGATGGAGGGGGATCATCAGGAGTGGGTGGTTATCGCCATATTCATTGGATTGATCGTCGTGGGGCTGGGAATCGCGTTCCATGAGAGCGAGGAGGGGGAGTAGCGTGGGCTGGGATGACATCGGTTTGGCTTTTGCATTGGGCTTCTTGGTGGGATGGCTGTGTAGATTTGCTCTGTACGTTAGGAGCGAGAGCAAGGTCTGACACCATTAGGCCCGTCAGAAGGGGGCTGTAAGAGGACTTCTCCCCTCCCCGGTAGTCCGGGTAGGGCTCGGAGATAGGGGCGCAGAGGGGCGCTGAGAGCGTCCGAAAGGAGAGGGAAATGAGTTTCGAAGAGTTCAAAGGCTGGTTGAAGGGGTACTTGGAGAGTGACTCTGGAGTCGATTCAGATCGCATCCTCGAGGAGTTGGAGAAGGTGGAGGCGGCTCCGGTGGGTATATTGCCGACTCCTTTCTGGCCCGTCTACCAGATCTATCCCCAGCCTCAAGGTCCGGTGTGGGTTGAGCCCTACATCACTTGGACTTCTGGCGACTCGCTCACAGTTCCCGTTGGGAATGAGGAGACCGTGGCGCAGTTCAACAAGTACAAGGCGAATTGAGGGGCGCTGAGGGGGAGTTACCTAAAGATCCGGGGTTTACTCGGACTTCTCCCCCCGGAGCCAGCGCAGGACCCGCAGCCTAAGCTGGTTGAGTTCCTCGGTCCAGCTACTGTAGACCGTGACCCGCTCAGTCACCTCCTCGCCGTGCTGGTTGAGGCCGGTGATCTCGTATTCTCGCTTCACGTCTGCACCTCATAGCGACTCATCCGCTTCGCCTGCTTCGCCTGCTTCGCCTGCTTCTCCTGGTAGCGACGCTCGGCCTCTGCATCGGTGATCCAAGTGACGAACCACGAGAATCTGAGACCTCGCTTGTGTTCGGTGTGTCCACGGACAAGGGAAATCCGGTAGCCATCAGGCATATAGTCGCTCGCAAGATCCAAGACGTCAGCCAAGGCATGTGCCCCAGCAGCAGCGTCTTGATCCGAACCTTGCAAACGGATTGCCGGTCCCCGCTCGTCGTACTTGATGCGACCACTGAGGTTGAGTTCTTGCACCCACTCGGGGAGGTCAGCCACCGCTCGTCTCCTCTTCCTTCGTGTGCTCTGCGATGAGACGTGCGAAGAACTCGCGTGCATCCTGGTTGAAGTAGTCCTTGTCGAGCTTCCTCATCGCGAGCGCCTTCCACGTTGTCTCTTCGGGCTTCCACTGGCGCTCCAGCCCATAGCACGAGCAATGAGAGCCGTTCACTTCGTAGAGCTTGCCATCGAGCGTGAAGACCACGAAAGCGTTCCCGTCATATGGCCAGCTCCCGTAGTTCGCGAACAGCACCTCGGCAGACTCAATCGCTACTCGCTCCTCTTCGCCCAACTCGAACGCGCTGGCGACACCGAACTTGTCTGAGAACTGTCCGAAGTACATAGCTATTTCTCCTCTTCCTTCTCCAGCTCTTCCAGCAAGCGGGTGACTGCTTCGGCTTGGAGGGAGCACATTGAGGCGTGTCCTGCATCGCCAGTTAGCTGATGCTGCCTCGCTGATTGGCGCAATGCTTCGTGGCAGCCTCTCAGGACGGACTGGACGCTCATTGGGATGCCTCTCGAATCTCCTCGGGGTCCAGTTCCTCAAGCTGGTGGATGATCTCGAGGATTTGGGGCATCCAAGCCCCGATGAAGTAGCCAAGGGTTTTTGGGTCGGCATCGTAAGTGCGGACGTGTTCGTCGCGGATGCGCTTGAGCATGTCGATCGCTGCTGATTGCTTCATCGTCTTCTCCTCGGTTGATCGCTCGAGCAGAGGCGCACCGGAGTGCGACTCGGGGTGGGGCAGGCTACTTGGCTTCGGAGGCTTCATGCAGTTGCCGTGCGAGTTGACGACACTCGTGCTCAACGCTGTTCAAATCCTGGTAGAGCCCTTGTGACATCAGAGACGAAAGACCGGGGTTCGGGGAGAAATCGCCGTAATGGGAACAGTCGAAGCCAAACCACCATAATTCATCGCTCTCAGCACCATCAATGAACAAACCTTGGTCTGGGTTGTCTGCGTCTTGGTAGCCAGAGTCGGAGTACGTGATTCCTCCATGCACTTCGAGGTGGCTCCCTGGCGTATGACCACACCAGCGCTTATCGCAGCACTTTACCCGAAGCCGGTGACGGTTGTACCAACTGTCAGGGTCGGTACTGAACATCGCATCGTCAGGGTTGGCCTCGCGTATCTTCGCCTCGGGTAGGGTGCAACTGGAGGCGTCAGTGTCGAACCAAGGATGATCGCTCGAGACGCCTACGTATCCGCACAGCGCACCCATTGGCCCGCGAAGGATCACGCACGGCAGACCAGTGTCAGCGTCCTCCCATTGCTTCCGGTCTGGCTCGCTATTCCACTCTCCAGAAGGCCATCCTGACTTGTCATCGAATTTCCACTCCTTTGTTTCGACGCTCATCTCGTCTCGCTTTCTGCCCCAGTGGGGCGGTTAGAATAGGGGGAATAGGTGGTACAGATACTCGCCAATCTTGCATCCGATGACTCCACAAAGGCACCCACCGTACCAGCTCTTTTTGTCTAGCATTGCGTTCTCCTTAGTAGGCCACCATCGTCAGCGCTACTCCAGCTATGAGGAGCAGGGTTAGGGCGGCGTCGATTAGGTATGATTCAAGAGGCTTCATGTCGTTCCTTCTGCCCGTCGGGCTTAGGTGCGGGGTACGTTGATTGTTACGTCAACCCGATTGTCGGTGCTGACACAGCGCAGCTCGTGGGGCTCACAGTCGCACTTGCTGAGGTCGGAGTGATCGGCGCAGTAGCCTGCGGCTTGCTCAATCACTGCCTCTAGCGTGGCGTGGGGTTGGTAGTAGCCGTTCCAGTAGATGCGCATGGGTGGCTCCTTTGCCTTTTAGGCGGTTAGGTGTCGGCGCTAGCCTCGAATCCCGCAGTTACGACACACAGGGGGGCAGCCGTAATAGTGTTCGTAGTTGTGGCCTTGCAGATTGCAGTCTCGAGCGATCTTGTCGAACTCGGCCTTCTCTTCGAGGAACTTCTGATACTCGCGCTCGTCGTCCATCGTGTTCTCCTTGCCTTTTAGGCGGGTGGTGTTGGGACTAGCGGGTGGCCAGCATCAGACGAGCAACTCGGGCTCGCTTGCGATTGAGGAGGCGCCAGTAAATGCCAATGACACGAAGGTCGGGGCTGGCTGCTGAGATCGCCGAAGCGTGTGATTCCTCAATCCCGCGCAGTGCCTTGAGTGAGTAGGCGAGTCGTCGGGTCATCTCGTTCTCCTTGGTTGATGGCCTTACTGTATCCTGTATCGGATGTGATGCAAGGGGAAGAGAGAGGTATTTGGGGGGTGGCTCAAATGAAACACTTTTCCCTTGCACTCTGAGCCCGGACTGCTATGTAACACTGTGAAAGTCGTATAACACCGTGAAAGACTCCTCCCAATAGGGGGCAGTCGATCCCCACCCGGTCGGCTGTCCCCGCCTCCACCCCGAAGGGATGTGATGAGCGCAGCAAGCGCACCCGAATCGCTCCATGAGATCATGAGCGACCTAAATGTGCGCCAGCAAAGGTTTATTCTGCTCTATCACTCGGGGGAGACTAAGGGGAACGGGCGGAATTCCTATATAGAAGCGGGTTACACCTCTCGCGGGGATGTCGCTGACCAATCGGCTAGCCAGCTCCTCAGGAATCCCAAGGTAGTCAAGGTGCTTGACCATTTAGAGCGCACAGTTGCCGATGCAGTGGTGGATTGCGAGGTCGATTACCAGCGGCAGTGGTATCAGGACATGCAGACTGATCTCGATGCTGCTCGAGCGGATGGCGCGCACGGACCTGTGATGACCGGCAACAAGCTACTGGCTTCGAGCAAGCGATACGACCTCGAAGTGAACAAGGTGACCCACGACCTAGCCCCCGAGCTGCGCAATGCGATTGCAGAGCGGATAGCTGGGGCGAGGGCTCGAACGATCAACATCAACGAGGGGGAAGAGTAATGCCCAAGATCAACATCGTGCATAAGCTGGGGACGAACCCCGCATTGGACCAGGGACAGCCCACACACGGCAGCCCTGCCCTCAACGTGAGCAAGTCGTACCCGAGTCGCAATGTGTCTGCCGCGTCGACACAGCCCGATCAGGGGATTGTGCCGGTGAGTGCTACGAAGGTGAACCTGTCTCGATCGGCTGCTAGCTCGCCTGCGCCTTGATGTGCACGCCCCCGCCGAGGTACACCTACCCACCCGTTCCGCCACTGCCTCCTCGCAAGGAAGAGTGGCAGAAGCTTGAGATAGCTCGCCAGATTGCGCTGAACCGTAGGTCGCATGAGATCGACCAGCGGGCGCGCAAAGAGGCGAGTGTTCTCTTGCAGCGAGACGCAAAGGCTAAGCGGGCAGGCATCGAGAGTAATGCGCCTCAAGAGGAGTTGATGGCAGCTGCTAGGCTGCTGGCGACTGCGCCACCTCGCGAGTGGGGCCAAGCTGCTGCCCGAGAGAGCTTGAAGCATCAGTGGGACACATTCCAGCCCTGCGAGTTATCCGAGGCAGACCAGCTGCATCTAGCTCGAATCAGGCAACGCGAGGAACTGGTGCGGCTGGACCAGCTGCTCAAGCACGAGCGCCGCCAAGCCCTCAAGCCCGCTGCCCTCTTCGCTCGCCTCAGGGCCCGTGCCGCTCGTGTGACGTGGGCTAGCTGGGGGTGAGGGTTGGCCACCAAGGATCCGCCCCTAGTCCCTGAGCACGGTGATATCGCTGCGGACCTGATCGGGTTCGCCAATGACCCGCTCATGTGGCTCAAGTACAGCTTCGAGTGGGGGACGGGCTCACTGGCCGGCTTCCATGGCCCGGACGATTGGGCTGCTGAGTTCCTCGAGGTTCTAGGCGACACGATCACGGCCAACGCCTTCAATGGCGTCACTCCCTGCAATCCAGTCCGAATGGCAGTGGGGTCGGGCCATGGGATCGGCAAGAGCGCCCTAGTCGCGTGGCTCATCCTCTTCATCATGAGCACACGTCCCGATTGCCGTGGGACGGTGACGGCATCGACCTCCACCCAGCTTGAGACACGCACCTTCCCCGAGCTGCAGAAGTGGTACACGCGGTTCATCGGGAAGGACCTATTCCGGCTGACGACTGGCCGGGGCTCGATGAAGATCAGCTCCATCTTCAAGGAGATTCACCCTGACTGGTTCTGCAGCTTCCAGACGTGTGCGAAGGAGAACAGCGAGGCGTTCCAGGGCCAGCATGCTGCGAACAGCACCAGCTTCTTCATCAATGACGAGTCGTCTGGCGTACCCGACGAGATCTGGGTGCCTCAGCGCGGTGGGCTCACTGATGGGGAGCCGATGCACTTCGCCTTCGGTAACCGCACCAAGAACACGGGCGAGTTCCATCAGATATGGGGCGACCAGGCAGAGCGATGGGTCAAGTGGACGATCGACTCTCGAGACGTCAAGATCACCAACAAGCAGTTCCTTCAGGAATTGATTGATGACTACGGGATGGAGAGTGACATCGTTAGAGTCCGAGTGCTGGGCTTGCCTCCAACAGCCGCTACGAATCAGTTCATCAGCTCTCTGCGCATCTCCGAGGCCGTGGGTCGAAGCGTCGAAGTCGGCTTGGATGAGCCCCTCATCTTGGGAGTCGACGTCGCCCGCCACGGTGGCGATCACAGCGTTGTCTACGCTCGAAAGGGCAGAGACGGGCGCACCCACGGCATCCTCTTCAAAGAAGCCTTCACCGACAACCTAACCCACTTCGCTGAGCAGATTGCGGGGTTCATTGGGGAGTTGGGTGCTGATCGCGTCTTTGTGGATGGTGGAGGCGTTGGGGGTGGTGTGGTGGATCATCTCCATGCCTCAGGCTTCAGGGATGTGGTGCGGGAAGTCAACTTCGGGAGCAAGAGCCCGGATCGCAAGTACCACAATCGACGCGCCTACATGTGGGGGATGCTGAGAGACTGGCTTGCAGGGGGCTCGATCCCTGATGACAGCCGGATCATCTCCGAGTTGACTGCTCAGGAGTACACGATCAATGTGAAGAGCAGGGCCACGCAGCTAGTGGCGAAGGAGCACATGAAGGCGATGGGGCTGGAGTCGCCTGACTTCGCCGATGCTCTTGCACTTACCTTCGCTGAGGTTGTTGCGCCTGTGGTGGCTGAGGCTGGAGTGATTGGTTGGGGCCATCAGCGGGTGTATGAGCAGAACGAGCGGGGGAGGGAGAAGTTCATCCCTCTGATTGTGAGGTAGGCACATCGAACCATCGGCACCAGACTGCATTGGGATGGGCGCAGATAGCCAATTCAATGGCATTCATGTGCTCAGCGCTCACGCCCTGCGGTGCTGGCATGACGAGCATATCGAGCACATGGTCATAGAAGGCGGCAGGCTGTCTATCCCTCACTCCTGGGCCTCCCACGAGCCGCAGTAGGGCATATGCGGAGCAACGGAGCAGCCATTGTCGGCAGTGGTCTCACCGTGGTAGTGCTTGCACCACTCACACCCCACCCCCATCTCCCGGAGCTGAGCGGAGAGGGCTGGCACTGCGGTTGCTGGCAGCCGATCGAAGCTCAGCAGGTCCAGAAGCTCCTTCCTCCTCGCATACCAAGGCGGCTTCGGCAGAGCGGCGCGGTTCTGGGCCATCTGCGAGGCTCTCTGTATGTATCTATCCCTAGCCTCTGAGTGTGCGCGCTGGGTGTCGGCGACAGTCCATGTCTCCATCCACACGTCTGCGGCCGGCGTAGTCACGTACTCCCCCATCACTCCCCCCTGTTCCTCAGATCAATCTTCAACGCCAGATCTCGCAGCGCATGGGCCACCCGATGCGCTTGCTTAGAGCCCCCATAGGTAACTGATTCGGACTCGTAGTGCTCGATCCTACCATCATCACCCGCGAACGTCACGCTGACGCGGCTGCGGGTTCCACTTTGCGTCAGATGCACATCAACTACCCTCGCCGCCGCTGCTTGCTCCAGAACCTTCGGATCATCAGTCATGTCAGCTCCCATAGAGGTAGTTGGCGATTGCACCTTGAACTTGGAACCGATGGGCCGAGAGGTGTTCGAAGTCATCGTTGAGTGTCACCACGAGTCGATCCTGATGTCTCAGCACGACGGGCAGCCCGCTCTTCCCGAACGTCCAGCGAGCGAACACCCAGGTGTTGCCCTCGTTGGTCTCCTTGTGAGACACATCGAAGCACAGCGCACCCCACTGGAACTCATCTTTGATCGCACACGCGCAGTCGAGATCGAGGAGCGTATCCCCTGCGCTATTCGTGGTCTTGATGTGGATGCCATTGACTAGCGCAGCCTCCTGCCCATAGCCCCCTCTGCCACAATCCCCTTGGATGGAGACGATCATCCTCTCGATCGCCCACACTGCATTGACTGGGGGCTGGATGAAGAAGTCCGCAGGGCTGCTGGAGTAGTCTCCAATCCCATTGAACACGCCAGAGCCATCCCCGTTGGTGTCGAGGTAGGCAAAGATGTGGGTGAAGTCGCTTCGATCAAATACGCCCATGGTGTACCTCTAGTCGTTATCGACGAGTAGGATCGTGAACCCTCCTGCTGCGCCGACGTTGTTTGTATCTGTATCCGCCTCGAGCCAGATGTCTGCGCCTCCAGGCACCGGGATGGGGACGGCGTAAGTGTAGGGGTAGTGGGAGCTGCCCAGGCTGTTGACGGCTGCTTCATCCACTATGTACCCAACTCCGTCGATGGTGCCTGCCTTCAAGTGGACATTGGATGTGGATGATTGCTTCTTGCTGAGCCCCAAACGCCACGCAAGGATGAACCCTGTCTTGTCGATCGGCACCGAGTACGGGGTCATCTCGGTTTGGTTGTTCGGTGTACGAATATTCATCGACACCGTGCCATCGACTTGAGCTGTGGAGCTGATGTTGCTTGCCGCGCCACTGGATGCGGTAGCGAACACCCTGCCTCTGTACTGCCTCACATAGCTCTTGCTGGTAGCGACTATGCTCACTCCGTTGAGTAGGACGAACTCTGTTATTTCGAGTCTGGCGGCGCTATGACCAAGGATGTGGAGGATCGAGACTCCTGTGGAGGCATCTCGGACGATGCGGTAGCTGTCACCTATGTCGTTACGCTTGGCGAAGATGGAGAGGTTCCTTGCTCCGGCTGTGGGTTTAAGCAGCCCACTGCTGGGGTTGATCATACCCCCACCGATGACCAGTTGATTCAGGTTTGTGATGGCAGTGACGAAGCCGATCATGACGTTGGTGTCATTGAGGACTGCATCCCCTACGGCCACTGAGTCTGAGACGAAGTCTGCACTGGAGTCGCGCAGATTGGTGAAGCCTCCCCCCGTGATAGTGCTCGGCCCAGAGATTAGAGTTCCTGCATCGGCGGCAAGGCCAGCTACGATGTTGTGGAGCCTGGCCTCGGTGGGTGGGACGTATGTGAGTCCCTCATCCCAGATGACCTCGAAGCCTGAAGCTGTAAGGAGGTCATCATTGACTCCGAACTTCTCCATGATCGTATGGCCGGGGACGTTGCCCTTGGCGACCTCAAGGTAGAAGTCGGTGACCTTACGGAAGGAGTTCAGGGAGTTGGCATAGCTCGTCGGGACGACAAGCAGCGCAGTGAGTAGGGCAGTGAGGATGAGTCGTTGGATCATGATAAGTCCTATGTGATCTTGCGAGTGGCTTGAATCATCTCTCCCGGGAAATACTTCTCGTACAGGTCTACGCGGTCCTCGGGCACAGTGAGCCAGAATGTCGGTGTAGGGGCGTCCTTCAGCTTCTCATGAGCTTCGAGCATCAGTGAGAGCATGTCGGTATCCTCGAGAGCCTTAACGCTCGGGCTCTCACCAATAGGGTCGAGTGTCGCTATATGCTTCATCTCAGGGCGTCGCTTGATTACCCCGTCTCGCCTCGGCATCATATTAACAGGATCGCGATAGTGGACGCGGTAGCCCTCGAACGGCTTCACCTTCCAAGGCCACACCAGCAGGCTGAGGAAGGCCGCGAGTCCACCCAGGAAGCCACGTCTCGAGAGGGTCATGAGTCAATCCAATCGATTAGGTCGATCAACCTATCGACCTGAGCGTCAAGTTCAGCTTCGGCTCGAGCGGCCTTCTCGGCCTCTTCCTTCGCCCACCCTTGCGCCGTGGCTGCTCCGATCTCGGCTGTCGTCATCCCACCCTCCTCCAAACGAAATTGTCCCCCCATTATACCACAGATGAGGGGGTTCCTGGGGGAAATTGGTGGGGCGACTGGGGATTGAACCCAGCCTAGAAGGATATAAGCCTCCTGTGAGCGACCAGCCCCCGCCCGTCATTCTGTGATTGGTGAATCCGACCCCCTCCCACCAGCATGTTTCGCCTCAGTGAGCGCCAGAATCACCTTCTCAGCGATCTCTTCCTTCGCCCTGAGATGGTTCGAGCTACACCCGCCTTCGCAGTAGTTGTGGGGTCTGTCGCCAGGGGTGGAGCAACCCGCGCACGTCCTCCGCTCTCCACCAGGACAGGCCGTGTAGTAAGCCTGCCCACAGTTACAGATCGGTCTGTCGCCAGCGTACAGGGCCACCAACCGTTCCCAATCAGTCCTCGGTTCCAACTCGCCCCCTCTCTAGGTAAGTAGTAGGTGTTCAGACCCTTACTTGGGTTGGTGAGTTCAGAGCTTGAGGCGCAGCGTTAGAACCCAAGCTGTGTGGCTTGGCTCGCTGCGCCTCAGGCGTTACTCGGGCCGGAGCCGTTCGTCGCCTTTTGGCCTCTGAGCGGGGACTGTTCCCCTCAGAGATGCGGTCAACTTACCACCCAACGTCGGGCTTGGTGTCTGGGACTCTCCGCTTGCGCGCCCCTGCCGCTGTAGACACATCCCCTGGTAACGGCCTTGCTGCTCTACGCCCCAGCGGTTTCTCCGCCGACGTAGAACTGTTGTCCCACCAGACTGAACTACGAGACCAGACAAGTCAACATTTATCTTGCATCACGGGGTGGTTCATTTGGGCCTACCTGCAGTGCCACTGAAACCTTCTGGGAGAAGATTGGGATAATTCCTCCCAAACTGCGCTTTTCCCTTGCATTTCCAGAATTCCCTAGTACGGTACCGTAGAATTTTTCGTCGGGTGGAGAATTCAGAGGTACGATATCTGCTGGTCCGCCCCATCCGTCCCGCCCCCGACTCCCACCCCCACCCCTCGCCGCGTAGCCTCGCGCGCTGGTGAGCCTCAGGGCGATCCCGGGAGTCCTGAGCGCCGCCGCTTGATGGCTGGCCTCATTGCCGGCGGGACAATCCGCACCTCGCCCATCGGCGCACCTCGCCCAGGCGTTGGCCTCAATACGCTGACGGGGCAATGAGTTGAGCGCTGCGCTCTCCATCTATCAGCTCCCCGAGAATCCTCCCACGTCGGCTGCGACTGACGAGGCGAAGGATGTGCGCGACACGATTCGCCGCCGCCGGGAGTCGATGCGTCAGCCGTGGCGACAGATTCGGCCCATGCTGCAGCAGGTCAGCCAGTTCATCGACCCTTGGAGCGGGGAGTTTCTGTGGGACAGCAACGACCAGTTCCGCCACGGGACTGAGCAGCACGCCAACATCATCAACAACACGGCCACTCGGGTCTACAACAACGCCCGCGCTGGGCTCTCCAGCCTGCTCACACCGGCCTCCAGCCAGTGGTGGGGGTTCGAGGCCCTTGACCCGGGCCTGAAGACGCACAAGCCCGCTCAGGAGTGGCTGGAGCTTGTGGTGCAGCTGATGGTCGATGTCCAGCAGTCGACCAACTTCTACACCGTGCTTGAGAACGGCCACGGGGATGCGTTCCTGTACGGGACTGGTTCAGAGTCGATGGACCCCCATCCCGAGCTTGGCATTCAGATGACCTCCCACCCGATTGGCACGTACCTGTGCGACATGGGGCCGGATGGGCGCGTGGATACGTTCTACGAGGAGATTAGCCGGTCGGTGGACTGGATCGTGCGGACCTTCGGCATCGACAACGTCTCCGCGCATGTGCGCAAGGCATACGGTTCCAGCGATCTGAGCAAGACGTATCGAATCACCCACGCTGTTGAGCCCAATGATGATCGGATTCCCGGGCGTGAGGACTGGAGGGGCAAGCCGTATCGCGGGATCTGGATGGAGACTGCGGACGCTGTGGGGGGCGTGCTGAGATACGAGGGGTTCGACGAGTTCCCCAACTTCACCACCCAGTGGGCTGCTCGTGGCAACTTCGCGTGGGGCTATGGCCCCATGATGGCGAGTCTGGGGGACATTCGGGAGCTTCAGGTCCAGGAGCAGATCAAGCGCGAGATCACGGACATCATGGGTGACCCCACCACCGCCATGCCGTCTTCGATGTTCGACAACAACAAGGCGCGCAAGGATCTGAGGCTTTCCGGGGGCCGTGTGCCATTGCCTCCTGAGGGCACAGGGCAGCAAGCCTATCCGATCTACTCACCGGCAGGGAGTCAGCTCCAGTCGATCCTGCTTGGTATTGCGACTCTCGTGAGTCAGATCGAGACTGCCGGCTTCGATGACAGCTTCTTCCCCATTCTCAGCATGTGGAAGCAGGGCACCAGCACGGCGACTGAGGTCAATGCACGAAGAGCAGAGGCCCTTCAGCGACTAGGCCCATTCGCCTTCAAGCAGACCTTTCAGCGTATTGGCCCCATGCTGGACCGGCAGTTCAACATCATGCTGCGTCAAGACCGTTTCCCTGAGCCCCCGGACGCTCTCCAAGGTCAGCCCATCAAGGCCGTATTCAAGTCGCCTATCGCCCAAGCGTTGAGGCAGAGCGGGATTGCGAACCTCGAGTTCTTCACCTCGGTTGCGGCCAACATGTCGGCAGTATGGCCCGAGTCTCGACACTCTGTGGATTTCAACTTCATCTTGCAGGAGAACCGCGACAAGCTGGACCTGCCGGCGGATGTGATGAGGTCAGAGGACGAAGCGAACCAGCGAGTGCAGGCAGAGCAGCAGCAGCTTGCCCAGGCTCAGATGGCGCAGAACGCAGCGCTCGCCGGCAAGGGCGTGAAGGATGCAAGCCAAGCCAATGTCACAGAAGAGAATGCATTGACGCAAATCGTGGGAAAGACGGATGACACAGGAAGTTGATCACACCAAAGAGGAGCAGCTTAGATGGAAAGCGGGAACGAAGGATCTTCTGGCGACCTGGGACAGCCGGGAGAGGATGCACACGATGCTGGAGGAGCACGGCCTGTGGGACACAATCCCGGGGAGCAACGGAATGTCGCGGGAAGAGGCCATCGGGGCGCACAACGCGGGCATCGCAATGCTCAACACCCTTCGGACACGCGAACCAGGGCTAGTCGCTCTGATGATAAACGAGGCGGCGGAACGGGAGGCCAGAGATCATGAGCGCAGCAGCGGAGCTACCGACAAGCGAGACGACTCTATCGGAGACGCCGGCACCCGAGGTAAGCGCCCCCGATTCGAGCCAGTCAAGTGAACCCTCTGGCATAGCTGGAGGAGAAGCAGAGCCCCCCGAAACACCGGGCGAAGATGCGCCCGAAGGCATTTCTTCCGCTGGAAGCGAGCCCGAGAAGGGTCCGAAGGAAAGCGGTGAGGACGAAGGCAAGACAGAGGACGACAAAGCAGGAGACGACAAGGAAGAGAAGGACCCTGTTCTAGACGCAGTACCGGAGAAGTCCGATGGTTATAAAGCCCCGGAGGTCCCGGAAGGATTCGAGGGTGATGACGACATGCTCTCGATCTACAACGAGGGGGCGCACAAGAACGGCCTTTCGGAGCGTCAGCACAAGGGAATTCTTGCCGACATCGTACAGCCTGCACTCGAACATCTGAATGCCAAGACCGAGGAAGCACGGCTCGCGACGGTCGCGGGCTGGAAAACAGAGCTTGGGAGTGACAAGGCTCTCGCAACGTCAGATGCAAAGGCTCAGATTGCAGATGCACGCAATGGATTCGCGAAGGCGCATCCAGAGCACGCAGAAGCGCTGATGCAGTTTCTGAAGGACACCGAGATCCAGTTTCATGCTCCTCTCAATGCGATGTTTGCATATACGGGAAGTCTGCTTGGCGAGGGTCGAATGCGGCCCGGTAAAGATTCTCTCGGTGGAGGCTCTACAGAGCCGACCCTGAAGGATCGAGCCGAGACGATGTTCCCAGTGTCGTCGAAGCAAGCTAGACGATAGGAGAAATAGGTCATGGCATCAGCATTTACCACCGAACCGGTCACCTATTTGGACGTGGCCAAGCGGGCCGATCCAAATATGGGGATAGATAGTGTCGTCGAGATTCTGTCTTTGTTCTCGCCGCTCGTGAAGGACGCGCACACGATCGAGTCCAATCAGGAGATGAGTCACAAGATCACCCGGCGCTCAAAGCTGCCGAGTGGTACATGGCGCAGATTCAATCAGGGCGTGCTCGCTACGAAGAGCGAGACCACTCAGGTTGTGGAAGACATCGGCAACCTGGAAGAGTATGCGTTGGTCGACAAGGATCTCGCAGACCTCAACGGGAACACGGCTGAGTTCATGCTCAGTGAGTCGGTTGCTCATCTGCAGTCGATGGCGCAGGAGGTCGAGTCGAAGTCATGGTACGGGGATGGCACGACTGCCAACTCCTTCCAGGGATTCACGCCTCGGTTCAATGCGCTGAGCGGCGGAAACAGCGGGCAGGTTGTGGACGCTGGAAGTTCTGGCGACAACAACCACTCGATCTGGCTCGTCACCTGGGGTCCTCTCACCGCAGCGATGCTCTATCCCAAGGGCAGCTTCGCGGGCATTCAGATGACCGATCAGGGCCAGCAGACCACGCACGTCACGCCCGATTTGACCACGAACAAGGCAGGACAGTTCGAGGCGTATCAGGTCCACTTCAAGTGGCGACCCGGTCTGATGGTGCGAGATCCGCGCTACATCGTGCGGATCGGCAACATCACCAACGGCGTGACTGAGAGTCTGGTCCCGCTGCTGATCGAGGCCCAGCACAAGCTGTTCAGCCAGGGCGTTGGAACTCCCATGCTCTACATGAACCGCACTGTTGCGACTGCTCTGGACAAGGAAGCTCAGGCGCAGGGCAACGTGAACCTCGTGCACCGCGAGTACGGAGGCGAGTATGTCCTCCACTTCCGCAACATGCCCATCCGAGAGACGGACGGACTCCTCGACGGCACTGAGGCGACGATAGTCTAAACACTCTCGGTAAGAGAGAAGGAGAAGTAAGATGGGACAGCAAGACGAAAGCCTTCTGTTTGGCGTTGCAGACATCGGAGGGGACACTACTTCCACGACAGTGGACAAGGATGGGTCTCCCGGCGAGGTCCAGATGATCACAGGGACGTTGCTCATTGACCGAGCAGCGGGAACGCCGATTTGGATCTATGTAGACCAGACCGAACTCACGGACCTGACCACCGAGGATGTTTCACTTCAGATCCTCTCCGCAACGGCATCGGGTGGGTCCTTCTCTGAGATCCTGGAGCTGCAGTTGGGCACCGGGACTGAGTTGACTGCGGCCGGTCTTGGCTCGATTGGTGCGGTTGGCATCATGCCTCAGATCCTCGCCTCGGGTGAGTGGCTCCGCGCCATCATCCTGTACGGAGGCACACCCGCCACGGGTCAGTATCGAGTCGGCCTCGGTCTTCAGGAGACAAGCTTCATGAAGATCCTGGCCTAAGGGGAATCCATGGGCGATCAAGTCGAGATCAAGTGCATCGTAACGGCAACGTGCTGGTACGATGGCAAGTTCAGGGAGCCGGGCTCTGAGTGTTGGTATGCAGGCGATGTAGACAGCCTGCCTCAGCATTTGATCCCGGCTGAAGAGGTGCCCGGTGCGCCTGTTCATCATCCCGATCAGCCCATTCCCGTGGCGAAGGTAGATGAAGATCATCTGCCTCCGTCGAAGAGAACCGGGGCGGGCGAGAAGGTACAGCTGGATGAGCGGCAGGAAGAGATCAGGGCGGCCTGTGAAGAGCTGGACCGAGCGGATAGCTCCGTTTGGACCAAGGTCTCGCACAGCCCGAAGCTTCCTGCTGTCAATGCCATCCTGCTGGGGGCGGGTAGCGATCCTGCCACTCAAGCTGAGCTTCAGAGCTTGGGGTATCGCCGGCCGAAGTGATCTCACAAAGACTCGGGGAGGGGGCCTAACGGCCCTCTCCCTTGGTTGGGGGCAGCATGGCAGCGACTCAGCTGGACATTTACAACCACGCGCTGGCCGATGCAGCAATGCAGCCCCTTGCGACGATTACGGAGAACTCTGAGTCGAGGTCATTCCTCGACATCAAGTACGCGACTGTTGCCGGGGCAATGCTCGAGCGGTTCGATTGGCACTTCTGCCGGATTGATGTAGCGCTGACCAAGACCTCGAACACTGGACCTTTTGACGATGGGTGGCAGTTCGAGTACGAGCTTCCTGCAAGCTCTGCAGCGGTGAGAGTCGTCCATCCTCAGCATGACACGAGAGACGACATCGAGCAGGACTTCACGCAGCTCTGGAACAACACGGATTCTCAGCAGGTATTGCGTACGAATCTGGATGACGCCTACGCGCTCTACACGGATGCCCTGGACTTCACGCTAGCGGCAGATGTAGCGCGTCTTGACAATGGGTTTGTGCTGGCTCTATCGCTGAATCTGGCAGCCCATCTCATCACGCGATTCAGCCAAGACCCCAAGAAGACGGTGCTTGCTATCGAGATGACCTCACGTGCTCTAGAGATGGCACGTGCTCATTCTCTGGGTCGTGGTATCGGCGCACCGCAAAGGCCGACTCGTTCTCTGCGTGCTCGCGGCCGTATTCCTCGCGACAACTTCGTACCCTTCGGATTCGTTCCCTGAGATGCCGGGCAATCCCAAAGCCGTCCAAGACTCCTTTGCTACTGGAGTCGTCGCACCCGAGATGTCTGCTCGTGTGGGATTGGCTCGCTATGCGAACGGTCTGATCGAGGGCACGAACTGCTACCCCACGAAGACCGGAGCGCTGACCCGTAGGCGCGGGACGAAGTTCGTAGCGCTTACGAAGGACAGTGGCCTACTCACGGATGACGACACGGTATCCACGAAGAAGGTGAGACTGCTCAACTTCGACTTCAATGAGGAGCAGACTCACTTCATCGAGGCTGGCGATCTCTATGCACGCTTCGGTACCAACGGTGGGCTCATCATCGAGGATGTCGAGAATGGCACTGCGATTGTCGAGGCAGCCACCTACAAGTGGACGCTCTCTTCGGGCTCGGTCTACTACCTGGATCTTCTGGCCGGCGGTGATCCTGAGATTGAAGAGCCGGTGGAGGTCTGGGAGCAAGTCCTCACCACCGAGGTTGAGTTGACGTTGGTTGTGGGTTTGCCTGCATCGGCTGGGGAGTGGACCTGGGGAGACTTTGATACGCTGGGCTTCGATACGGTCTATCTGGAGTTGAGCGATAGCGTAGACCCCGACACGAAGACCGATGGTGATGTGGTCGCCACGAACTATGCCGGTGTGACTTGGCCTTACCTCGAAGCCCAGCTCTTCGATATCGACACCACACAGAGCGCCGATGTGATGTGGGCTGTCCATCCTTCCCACCCCCCGGCGAATGTGGTGCGTACGGGATCGGATGTTTGGGATTACGAGGTCATCGCATTCACAACGAAGCTGGTGGAGCCTAGCCTAGTAGAAGTGTCGTCTGGTGCAGGCACAACCAACTCTTGGAGATGGTTTGCGGGGGCAGAGGGTTACGACAGGATTGAAGGGCTCCCTTCTAGCTTGATCGTTGAGCAAACGGCTCAGCTTGATGCAACAAGCGTCGTCCTTGAGATTGGCGAAGATACTGTTGACGCCTATGAATACTTCCCTGATGGGAGTGACACGGTCTTCCAGATGGATCAAGTGGCACGTTTCGTGTTGTATCGGGAGCTGATCTTCGACGGGGCTACCAGCGGAGACCAGCTAGGCACTGCTGGCTTCATCGCTGTAGTGAATCCAAGAGTCACTGATGACGAAGGCTGGAGCGATTCGCTCAAAAGAGTATTCAGCAGGCCCAGTGCAGGCCCAGCCGGGGAGATCACCATCTTCTCGCATAACCTGTCGGTCGACGACCGAATCCGCTTCCTTACTGTGGGCGAGGATGCCTCGGGGACCAACGCGCTCGGCGAAAGCCCGGAGGATGTGCTGCTCCGCTTCATGTTCAGCGTATCCTCTGTTGTGAGTGCAAACATAATTACAATCGACTATGTGGAAGTTCCAGATGAGCCATGGAGTCGCAGCGGGCTAGTCGATACTGGCAATTGGGAGATTGTCTCGAATCTCGTCATTCCAACCTTCGTGAATCCTGTCTGCCAGCCAATACTACCCGTTGAGTTCACAGACAATGGAGGCGTACTGCCGGACTACTCAGACACCCCGCTTGAGGTGAATACTCTTTTCACGCTGATGGGTGATTTCCCCAGCGCGGTCACGTTCTTCGATCAGAGGCTATGCTTCGCCGCTACGGACGATGCCCCTCAAGTGCTTCACATGTCACGACCCGGAGACTTCAACAGCTTCAATCAACGAGGAGTCATCAAGGACGACGACCCAATCCAGAAGTTCCTCCCCGCAAGACAAGCGAACCGAGTGCGCAACCTCGTCCCGCTCTACGATCTGGTAGCCACCACCGGAGGGGCCATCTTCCGAATCTGGAGTGAGTCGGGTGTCGTCTCCGCTCGCGAGCTTCAGCTACGTCCCCAGACAGAGCGAGGCGCTTCCAACCTGGAGCCCGTCGCCATCTTCGGAACGGCTGTGTATGTCAGCGACAAGCGCAACCAAGTCTTCCTCCTCTCCCAGCGCGACAACACCTTTGGGTATCAGGACAGCGAGCTTTCGATCTACGTCGAGCACTACTTCAAGGGTCGCACAGTGGTGGACTGGGCCTATGCGGCGGCTCCTGATTCTGTCCTCTGGGTCGTGATGTCGGATGGCAAGTTTCTGAGCTTCACCTACATCCCCGATCAAGAGGTATGGGCATGGGCCGAGCATGAGACGGACGGTTGCGTGGAGTCGGTTACCACCACTAGAGAGGGTGGGGTGGATGCGGTTTACTTCTCTGTCTTGCGCACGCTGTCTGGGATAGCCCCTCCTAACCAACTTGTATGGGCGAGACGAACGATTGAACGCATGGAGACGGAGGTACCAACGAACCTCTTGACTTCAATAGACATTGATTGCGCATTCGTCTTTGAGGCCGATCTAGTCCCGTTGTCTGGCTTGCTAGCCGGGGTTGCAGTCACATTGACTACCACATCGCCACATGGGTTCAGCACGAACGATATCATCTTTTTGGATGGCGTTGAGACATTGCCAGCATCTGGGGTGAACGATGCCGGGTTGACTGCAGAAGAAGCCCTGAATGGCAAGCGCTTCAATATCGAAGTCACGACAACCACTCAGTTCAAGCTGAGAAGTGTGGACACAGTAATTGATATCGAAGGAGTAAATTGGTCAATTGTCTTTGCGGACCTATCCGGTGTAGAGGTTAGAAAAGGCGTTACTACTATCAGCGGGCTTCACTATTTCATTCAACGGAACAGCCCATTCTTCGGCATGAATGTGGTCATGAAGCACAATGGCGTAGACCCTGCAACGGACACGGAGCAATACCAATACCTAGTCGAAGAGAACCCCACAGTATCAGCTTCTGGTGTTGTGACTATATCTCAGCCCGCGACTCACTTCATGATCGGATTCGGGTATGAATCAAGGGCGACCACCACAGACTTCTCGACAAGGCAGGAGAATGCGCGACAAGCTCAGGGGATACAGACCAATCCTACCGAAGTTCTGCTGAGGGTTCATGACACCTTGGGGCTGGAAGCGGCAACGCAGGTGGGGACCTTCCGGCCTATGAAGGCCAAGGCTAGTGCAGGGCTCGGGTACGACTCGATTGCACTGAAGGGCGCAACATACGACAGCACGCAAGGCATCATGAGAACAGCGCTGAGCGGAGACGGGAGGGTGGTTCTGGCGGGAGAGTGGGACGGAGTAGGCAGGATCAGTGTCAAGCAAGCGCCAACAGAAGCCGTTCCGTTTACGCTGCTGGCGATTCTGCAGGAGGTCATTGATGGGCGTTAGCTTCCGAGTTGCAGAGGCTGAAGACATTGGTTCGATCGTGGGTCGAGGGATTCGCAGGGTGGATCAGATCGAAGCGGATGCTCTGGGGCGAGGGGACGATATCGAGGCTGCGATTAGCGAGGGCTTGGGAGAAGCCGATTGCTTTGTGATGTGCGACGAACAGGGACCTTTCGTCATCGGGGGCATCACGAACCATAAAGACAATCCGTCGGTAGGTATCCCATGGTTCATCTGCACCGATGACCTCAGACGACATCGCTTCTCGTTCTCTCGGATTGTTCGGAAGCTCATGACGGAGGCCGATCGGAAGTACGAGAAGATGGAGCAGCGAATGTGGGTTGAGAACTACGACGCGAGAGCATTTGCCGAGTCGCTGGGCTTCGAGTTCCATGATGACAACCTGTGCGACATGAGTGGACTCGACTTCGTGTACTTCTCTCGCAAGCGTCCTGGGAGAGCATAGCCATGTGCTTCGGGCAAATCGTGAGTGCGATCGGCGCACAGGCTCAGGGGGACTTCGATCAGAAGGTTGCTCAGCGAAACGCCAAGGTCTTCAAGATTCAGGCGGCTCAGGCACTACAACGCGGAGAGATGGATGCGGCAACAGTAGGCAGGGAGTTCGCTCAGCTTGTGGGCAGGCAGAAGGCTGTGCTCGCTTCGCAGGGCTTCGATGTGAGTGTAGGAGACCCCGAGAGGATCACTGAGGCGACTCTTGCGGTAGGCAGACAAGAGCAGGCCCTAGTGCAGTACAACGCTCAGCTCGACGCATGGGCATCTACTGAGGCTGCTGTGGGGGCTATCACGGCCGGCGAGGCAGCTCAGTTCAGAGCGAACATTGCTACGACGGCAGGTGTTGTGTCCGGTGTTACCGGGATACTGCAAGCAGGCATTGGGTTCAGGCAAGCAGGAGGCTTCAAGACCTTGTTTGGCGGCAGGGGCGGCGGCAGTGTCGGCAAGCTGACCCCGCTTCCCACAACAGGCGGTCCCTTCTCAGGCGGATTAACAGGAATCGTATAATGCCCACCGTACCGGCCACTCCCGTCTCGAGAACGCGCCAGCAGATCCTGGGTGCGCCGGCTCGCATTGGAACCATTGATGACTTGAGTGGCTTGGGGTCGGCGATCAGCGGTCTTGAGCAGACGGTGACTGGCGAGATCACTGCTCACATGCAGAGGCTCAAGACGGAGGCTGATGAGAACGAGGCGATACTCGCCCAGTCTCAGTACCTCGATACGATGAATGCTGCCCATTACGACGGGGAGAGCGCGTTTCTCAATCGCAAGGGCAATGCCGCTCGGAACTCCTTCTCGGATGGCCGAGATTTTGCCAACGCACAGCTAGAGAGCATTGCCAAGTCTCTCTCTCCTGATGCTTCCAAGCTGTTTAAGCGTGCTGCGAATCAGACCCGGGCCAACTTTGGGACTCAGCTCATCAAGCATGTGGGAGCGCAGACAGAGCAAGCTCGTGTTGAGGCTCTTGCGGCCAGCCAAGCTTCGCTGCAAGAAGCCTTTACGAAATCTCGTGACCCTGAGGAGCGTGAAGAGATCGCGACGGCGCTAGATGCTGTGTTGGATCGGCAATCCGTGGGTTCGACTCCTGAAGCCAAACAGGTGATGAATGACTTCAGCGATGGGAAGATCACTGGAGAGGCTGCGGTCAACGCCCTCAACCGAGGGGACATCGAGGATGCCAAGACGATCCTTGCTTCCGACCGAGGCAAGCACATCGAGGAGTCTACACGCATCAAGGTTCAGAATGGCATCGACGAGAGTGAGCATCTGACTGCTGTGCAGGGGACGGTTCAGGAGGCTCTAGTCCGGTTCTCCGATCCCACCAAAGCAGAGGATGCAGAGGCATGGATCAAGCGCAACAGTAGCGGGGCGGTGCAGGGAGACTCCATTACGAACATTCGCAAGTTCCGCTCTGCAGAGGCCACCGCAGAGACCGCCCAGCGAAAGGCAGAGAACGAAGCGGCCCACTCATTCACCGATGACATCTTGGAGCAACAGAAGCGGGGCGGCGCGCAGATGGACACGAAGTCTGCGATAGCCATGGGTCAGCAGCTCGCCTCTCGCATCGAAGACCACACGAAGAGGAATTCGTTCCAGCGTCGATGGGATGATGAGGTGACGAATCATTTTGCCACTGTGACCAACCAATCTCAATACAGCCAGCTAGACAACATGACGTGGCAAGAGATGCAGGACGTGGATTTGAGAGAGGCAGTTCTGGAGCGAGAAGACTATCAGAAGCTTCTGAAGAAGCAGAACACCACTCCAAGCAATCACACGAATCTCACATCCATGATGAGCAACGCGATCTTCGACCTTGGCCTAGATCCATCGAGCACGCAGGCGTTCAATCTTCGCCAGAACTTCAAGCATGACATCGAGGTATTGGAGAAGAAGGTTGGCCCTCTGAGCCAGTCAGAGCTTGACGATGTGATGCAGAAGCTGAAGGAGAACTCGAAGGATACGAACTTCTGGTTCTGGCAGGATGACACAGACATCAGCTTGCAGAGCATCAGCAAACAGTTCCAAGAGATCCCGGATCAAGACATCGAGGTCGTACGAGACCAGCTGGCACGCACGTTGGGCAAGAGACGTGAGGATATTCAGGAACGTGAGATTGTCTCTGCGTATCGACTCTTCCTGAACCAGCAAGCGATTGGCCTGGGGCGTATCGCAGAGCCTCAAACAACTCAGCAGCAAGAGCAAGAGCAATGACCGCACCGTTCAAAGATCCCAATGAGCCGGTAAGCTCGCGTGAGCAAGCGTTGCGGGATTCCGTCTCGGGATGGACCGACAGGCGCAATCGTCGTCAGCTCGACGCTTATACCGAGTCCAGCAAGATCAACCCCAAGGACTTCTCGAACCTCAATCGAGCGGTAGGACCGGGTCAGGCTCGTTCTCTCATCGGGACCCCTGAAGGTTCAGAGCTGATTCGCAAGTCGGCAACATTCGATGATCTCACGAAGCATCTCAGCAAAGCCCCCAAGCTGGACAAGGCCCTTGAGTTCGATCCTGACCTCCTCGCCGTAGCCCATCCCGACATCAGCACCTTGGCCAGTATTGAGGAGACGCTGAGGGGTGGGGCGAGGAACACAGCCCTGATCGCCGGGCAGGTAGGTGCGGGTGTTGATGATGCCATCGTTGCCGTTCGTGGCTTCGATGAGCTTCACTCAAAGATCCTCGGCCTCGACCCTCCATCAGCGGCGCAAGCAAGTGAGCTTCTGCTGGCTCAGTTCAGGCAGAAGAGCGCGGCAAGAGACCTAGAGGCGGCGGATCTGGGAGAGGTCGGCACCGCCTTCGCTACGATCGCGCGAGCCTCCCCTCAGCTTGCCGCCGGCTTCACTGCCTTTCTTGGCGGCACTGCCATTGGCGGTCCACTCCTCGGTAAAGCACTCACTGCCGCCCAGTCCTACGTGTTCGAGTCAGGCAGCGTCTACGTCGAATGGACCTATGGGGCTGATCCAATTGACCCGGATCTGGTGGAGGTGTTTGCTCCCGCCTATGGAGTCTTTGCTTCAGTCATCGAGACCATTGCGGTAGGCGCTGAGTCTGCACCGATCAAGCACGCGCTGAAGCAGGCCATGAAGGCTGGCAGCAAGAGCAAGGCAACTAGACTGATTTTGGGCAACTTCACGATGGAGCTGTTCCGAAACGCGCTCATCGAGGGGGGCGAGGAGACGGTCCAGCAGGCTGCTCAAGTCTTCCTTGGAGCGCTTGGAAGACACCCTGGAGACCCCGATGGATTCGTGAATGATCTGCTGAGTGAGGAGACACTCGCCTCTCTGCTGCAAGCCTTCAAGGCAGGGGCCACAGTGGGTGGAGGGATCGGAACAGTTCGGGCGGGGGTCGGAACAGCGGTTGATCTCAATTCGGCAAGGCGCGATGCAGAACAGGAGAAGCAGTTCGGGCAGGAGCTTGCAGAGGGCGTGAGCAAGGCTGAGATGCTGGATCACTCGCCGGCCAAGTTCAAGAACCTGCTGTTCCAGATGACTGAGGGGACGCCTCAGGAGGATGTCTGGATTGACGCGGATACCTTCCTCGACCACTTCACAAAGCCTGAGAATGCTCAAGCGCTCGATGATCTACGCACGGCCATCCCTGATCTCGATCAGCAGATCTTGGAAGCCCAGAACGCGGGCTCCGATATCGTCATGAAGACGGCTGACTTCGCCACTCACATCGCAGCCACGCAGCATCTCGATGGCATCAGCGATGGGCTGAGATTCTCCCCGGACGCCCCCACTCTCGCCGCCCTGAATCAGGAGGCCACGGATCGCGAGGCTGAGGCTCTGGAGGCAGAGATTGAGAGGGAGGCGGGGACTCTCGAGGTAGACGAGCAGATCGAGGTGCGAGATGCGGCCATTGCCACCATGACCGATCGGGCAGTGGATGACCTTGGCCTGACGAGACGAGAGGCTGAGGCATTCGCCACGGTGAAGGTCGCCAATCTGATGACCCTCGCCCAGACGGAGAACCTTGACCCGGCAGCGTTCGTCAATGCTGCGATGGGCAGGCTCCCTCTGCAGAGACGAGAGGATGTCCCGGAGCCGGCAGAATTCGCTGAGTTGCAAGAGGGTGTCGAGCCTCTGGTGGAAGGTGCAGCGCCAAGGCGAGCAGCTCCGCAGAAGCGGGAAGATCTGGCAGACGATAAGGATCCTGAACTAATAAGCAAACGTACAGTGTTTGCGCTTGATCGTATACGTGACGGTAGGCCCATTCGCGGAAAGACTGTTGAGTCAACAGAAGCGATGGAGGATTTCATAGAAGATGTGAGAGCCGTCATGGATGCGCTGGGCATTGATGTCAATCAGCTCAGTAACGACGAGATCCTACAGAGACTCGATGAAGCAGGCAGCGACCGGATAACGGAGATTGTAGATAGCAGAGACGACACCGACAAGAGAGTCCTAAAGCAGCCCACCGAAGAGAAGCAGCTTCCTCGTGGGTTCTTCGCAAGGTTCGAGGGCGGCGGCGGACTGCTGGCACTGACCTCCAAGGCCAACAAGAGCACCGTGTTCCATGAGCTGAGCCACGACATGTTCAGCGTCATGCAGGCCCTTGCTCAGAGAAGCGAGGCGAGCCCGGACCTGCAGGCCGATTGGGCGATTCTTCGCGACTGGCTGGGAGCCAACGACCAAGACACGCTGACCGATGCGCAGGAAGAAGTCCTCGCTGAGACGATGGAGGTCTACTTCGAGGAGGGGAATGCCCCCACCCAGGAGCTGCAATCTGTCTTCGACCGGATCTCCCGCTGGATGACCGAGACGTATCGCAGGGTGCGGGGCCGGCCCAATGCCGACATCAACGATGATGTTCGAGAAGTCTTCGAGCGCATGTTCGCCACTCAGGAGGCGATCGAAGCGGCAAAGGCAGACCTCGGCTTCCAAGATGTCTTCCAGGGTCGCAAGCCAGAGGGGATGACGGATGCGGCTTGGGAGAGGGCACAGGCTCGTGTCCGAAACGTGGAGAGCGAGATCAATGAACGGGCCGGCAGGAGGGTCTTCAAGGCGAAGCTGAAGGAGGTCAATGCTGCTGCTGTCGAAGCCCGAAATGCTGTCAGAAAGACAGTGACGCAGCAGCTGTGGGATGACCCCGCGTACCGGGCCCGCAGCTGGCTGCGCACTGGCAAGCTGCCTGATGGAAGTGAGCTGCCCGCAGAGCACTCGCGTCTGTCATGGGCTGGGATTCTGGAGGTTCTCAGCGATCTGCCCGAGGCGCAGCAGCAGGAACGCCTTGCCACTCTGAAGCTCATGAGGCTCACCAAGAAGGACGGGATGGACCCTGAGGTGGCTGCCCAGGCGCTTGGACTAGACGATGCCGCCGAGATGCTGGACCTCATGGAGGGCATCAAGGACCAGACACTCACTCAGGCCATCAAGGCTGAGACTGAGAAGCAGATGCAGGAGCAGCACCCGGAGCTTCTGGTCTCTCAGGAAGAGCTGAAGGCTCAGGCCGAGGCTGCAATCCTCGACGTCGACTCCCGCCTGAAGAACATGGAGCAGACCATCAAGGCTCTGCGGAAGCTGGATGCGGAGAGCCCCGGGAGAGCGGCGGCAGAGAGGGCGGCAGTCACCACCCCTCTGGGCGTTCAGGAGGCCGAGCGCAGGCTGGAGGTCGCTAGGGGAATCCTTGACTCGGCCACCCGCAGAGAGGATACGAAGCGCTCCACGCTGACTCGGTTCGCTCTGGAGGTGAGACAGGCCGAGGAGAGGCTCAGGATCGAGCGCAGACGCGCTAGGCGCGAGCGTATGGCCGCCACCGAGGCCACCCGGGCAGAGAGAGCCAGGGGCAGGGAGGCCCTCAGAGAGCAGCGTGAGGGGCTTCGTGGGGCCGCGGCAGAGGCGCTTTCAGAAGAGCGGCGGCAGAGTGCTGCGAGACTGGTTGAGATCCGTCAGGGCGCGGCTCTGGCTACCCAGTTGCCCAACATCGGAGCCCTCAGAGCCGCCGCTGCAGAGCGTGTGGAAGCCACCTCAGGGCGCAAGCTCAAGTCTCTCGTCGCCAACTTCCGCATCGTGTCTCAGGTGAAGACGAAGGAGGCCATCAGGACAGCAGGCCGCGGCGATTACGGGGACTCTGCAGACGCTCTCGAGACGGTCATCGTAGCCAACGAGATTGTTCGTCGTGGTAATCAGGCGCTGATTCGTCGAGACAAGGGGCAGAGGAAGCTCGTCCCGATGACTCGGGCGAAGTTCCAAGGCCCGAAGCTCTCAGAGACCAAGAATCCCTCTGAGGCGTCCCGGCACATCTGGGCTCATACGTTCAACATTCTCGACCGCTACGAGCTGCGAAAGACGACGAAGGACGTTCAGGCAGTACCCGAGCCTCGGGATACGGACGGGAAGAACTTCCAGACCTTCCGCCAGGACTACGTGGAGAAGACCGGCGAGCTTTGGAAGGGTCCCGAGTTCCTCGACGATGCCGGCCACAAGGTCAGCTATCTCGATCTGACAGTCAGTGACTTTGACGGGCTCATGGAGGGGATCACGAACCTACAGACTTGGGCCAATTCGCTGACCCGCGTCTCGAAGGAAGAGGGGAAAGAGTCCTTCCTCCAGGCCAACGAAGAGATGATTGCCGACGCAACTGCCTTCGGTACGGGCCGCAGTATCCATATCCCCAAGGGCGCGGGGAGCATTGCGGAGAGATCCGCCAAGGCAATCGACGCCGTCTACGGGACGATCAATCGCCCGATTTTCGGCTTCCGTCTACTGGATAGCCAGAACATCCAGGGGGCGTTCAAGCGCAACATTGTCGACCCCTTGAAGGGAGGTGCGTTCTTCCGCCTTGGCTTCATGAAGGACCGCCAGGAGCAGCAGAACGATCTGTTCGAGAGAGTGTACCGCCCCAAGATTCCAGAGGGAGCCTCGACAGCAGAGCGGCTGCAGTCGTTTCGCGAGTTCCAAGCGATCAGCCGCCGATTCATGAGCAAGACCTTGGCTGGCTCGAGAGAGATCGCAGGCATCCCCCTCACGCGCAACAACCTGATCCAGATCATGCTCTACTGGGGGAGCCCCGAGTCACGTGCTGCTCTTGAGAATGCAGACGAGAGCCCCATGTCCGAAGAGGTCGTGATGAGCCTCATCGGGAAATACGCAACTCAGCAAGATCGAGATTACGTGGAAGGCATCTGGGCCTTGCCAGAGCAAGACTGGTCGGCGCTCAGCGAGCTTCATATGAAACTGACCGGGACCGCTCTCAGGAAGGTCGATCCCCTTCCGTTCACCACGCCTCAAGGCTGGAACATGACCGGCGGATACTCTCGGATGTTCTACGAGAGCGAGTTCTCCCAATCCAACATCAAGAAGGCAGAGAACAAGGACACGCTATCTGCGCTCACCTACAAAGGCTCGATGACGATCCAGACGCCCAGCGGACAGCGAAAGCATCGAAAGGGCAACGCGGGCAATCAGCTGATGCTCACGCACACGATGGTCTGGAATCGTCAACTCAATGAGACCGCGAGTGACTTGGCCTATGCCGAGGTTGTTCCCAAGGTCATGAGGTTCATCAATGACAAGGATTGGAAGAGGGCTGTCAGTAAGGCGCTCGGCTCCCCGTTTGTTCAAAAGCTTCACAATTGGGTCGAGACCGCAGTAGCGCCTCAGTACCAGCCTGATGTAGCCGCAGACGTCTGGGTCGATCGCGCCCGTCAAGCTGGTGTCATGCAGATCATTGGAGGCAGGGCTTCCACTGTGCTGGTCCAGCTCACTGGGCTTGCTTCAGCATTCCCGAGGCTGGGCCAATACACGTTCGTGGGGCTCAACAGCCTTTTGAACGATGGCTGGGCGAGGGGGGCATCTAGACCGGAGTCTGGGGCAGGGCCACACAGGTTCTTCCAAGCCATGAACCGGATGATCGAGCTTTCGCCTCCGCTCCAATTCCGCCGGCAGACCTACGACCAGAACGCCAATGACTTCATCAGCCGGGGCAAGTTCCCTTCCGGGATGAGTCTGCGCTTCGTGCAGTGGTATGCGGGCGTGATTGGCTATGTGGATTCTCTGGTTGCTGGGTCTGTGTGGGCAGGAGCCTATCAGCAGGCGATGGACGGAGATGCGAGAGCGGTGAGTGAAGGTGCCGTAGAGGGGGATCATGACCTTGCGGTGAAGTATGCGAATGACCTGATGGAGGTCACCCAAGCGGCTGCACAAAGCCTAGACCTCGCCTCATTCATGCGTAGCAAGAACCCTCTGTGGAGGAGCCTGTTTTCGTTCAGCACTTGGATCAATAACCGCATGAACCTCACGATCGAGGAGTTCAGCATAGCCAGACAGGCGGGCGGGTTCGCAGATTGGTGGAGGTTCAGCACCTACATTGCCAGCACCTACATTCTGGACGCGGCTGCGACTGTCGGGATCGGTTACTTCTTGGCCGGCTTGCGCCCAGAGGACGAGCCGAGAGACCCCGAGGAAGCTGCAGGGCGTATGGCATGGTCCCTGTTCAGCAACTTCAACTCTGGGTATCCAGGTGCCAGCCAGATGAACTCTCTGCTGAGGCCGGTGGTGTTCGGCGGACAGATCCGAAAGCTCGACTTGGGGCCGGCAGGAGACGCAGCGCAGCAACCCTTCATCGCACTCCAAGCTGCAGTCAAAGCATCCCGTGGCGAGGAAGAGTGGGAGAAGGCGTTCATCGAGGGCGTTCACACTGTCGGGTATTGGTACAACGCGCCGACACAGAACATGATCGACTTTGCGGAGATGGTTCTGCAGACAGAGATCGACAAGAAATAGGAGAAGCACAATGATGGACGAAGGCGCACACAGGAGATACGCAAGCGAGATGGGAGAGGGCTTCATCGGAAGCTTTGTTCTGCATCTGTTGACGTTCATCGCCATGCTCGCAGTCGTGATGGTCACCAGCTCTGCTGATGCAGCCGAGTGGCTGAGGGGCAGCAGGACAGTGGAAGAAGTCGCTCCATGGAGTGGGGCCAACTACACCCCAGACGCAGACACCACATCCCCAGCCCTGCACACGGGGAAATGCGGGGGAATCTATGTGGACTGTTGGGGGACGAACCTTTCCTCCCTCGTCCAGACCTGCAACGATCGGTATGAGTACGATGTGGGGCTCGACGCAACTGAGTGCAAAGACTTCAACCTGACTGCCATCACATGCGGAGGCTCTGCAACCGGGATTCAGATCTTCCCAGCCCCGGAATGGATTCGCATGGAGGCGGGTACGAACTTCGGCAGCGGGCAATTCTTCCGTGTGTTTTGTAGCGGGAGTCGCTAGGAGAAACCATGAGACACTTCATCGCACCTCTCATCGCCATGCTCTTGGTGGCTACGCCGGCTTCGGGCGTTCTCTACCCCTCGGACAACCTGTCTGGGGGTGGGCCGAACAACATCCCCTTCACGATGCACTTCGGGGGGGCCTCGTCTACATGGCCCACGACTGTCATTTGCCTCCGCAGTACGGGGTCAGGGTCCTATATTTCATGTGCTGATGGGGAATTTGACGACGAGAGAATCCTCACACCCTATTCAGGCCAAGTGTTCGTGCGGCAGCTAGCCTGCGCGCCGGCCGATGACTTCACGATATGGGATGGAACGGGGACGCCCTCGATTTCGCTTTCCGTCTACGAGACGCAGGGCGGGTCGGGTACGCTCGCCTATTCCCGAAATCAAATCGGAGGAGCGCTCACCTTTTTGAAGACCGACGAGCCCGGAGTCACAAAGACACTCACCATCAATGCTTTCACGACCATCGAAAACGGGATGATCCAGGTCAAGCCCTCTGCGGTCGTAGAGGCGGGGGGGGCTCCCGTTGCTCAAGTCAACGGGTTCACCTGCATCATCAGTGGCTACGAATGAGGGGCCTTCTCTGCACGCTGCTCCTGCTGCTGTGGGCTCTGCCGGCTGCCGCTGCGGACCCGCCCAACATCATCGTGTTGGTGGCGGATGACGTAACGGCGTGCTGGTTCGGCGTATACACAGCCGATCGCGTAGAGTGCAGCGAGGCGTACCTGACCCCGAGGATCGACACCTTGGCGGCGGGGGGGGTGGTGGTCAAGACCGCATGGGCGATGCCGACGTGTACTCCTTATCGAGCCGCGATGATGACCGGGACATTCCCCACGGAGAACCGTGTGGGGCGCACGATCCTGTCTGCCTCAGGGGGCACCGGCCTCTCTGCGGCTCGGCCCAACCTTGCGAGGGCGCTAGAAGCGGGAGGCTACGACACCTATCACTTCGGCAAGTGGCACTTGGCAGGCACCGCACTCGGGGCAGGCCAAACCATCCACCCGTCCTCGATGGGGTTCACAGCAGGGCGAGGCTCCATCGGGAATGTTGGGAACACCACAGATGGAGCCGAGGGCGGTGAGAGCTACACCGACTGGCAGCTTGTCGACTTCATGGCTGGCACGACCACGGAAGAGAACACCTACGCAACCACGTTCACCATCGACGATGCGATACTGGTGCTCAACAACGCAGAGCCGTGGTTCATGTCGATTCAGCTCAATGCTCCGCACAACCCACAGCACCAACCAACCCCCGGTTTGTTCGATGCCACGGTGGACTGCGAGGAGGGGGGCGCGGGAGGTGATCTGCCCGAGATCTGTTACAACCGGGCCATCCAAGCCCTCGACACTGAGCTAGGCAGGCTGCTCGACCATGGCGACTACGATCCCACCGACACGGTCATCATCATCACCTCGGACAACGGGACGCCACTGTCGATTGCGCAGGCCACTCAGCCGGCCTGGGAAGACGACCGATGCAAGCAGACGGTCGGCGAGTGCGGGCTGTGGGTGCCTCTGATCGTCAGCGGGGCAGGAGTCGGGACCGGGACAGCAGACATCCTGGTCCAAGCTACTGACCTCCACGCGACGATCCTCGAGATTGCTGGGGTGGAGAACATCGCAGCGGGCCACACCACGGGGTCATTGGTTCCCTCTCTTGGCGGCCATCAGATCAGGTATCGAGGCATAAGCTTCTGGAACAACATGGTCGATCCGACTCTTCCCTCCAAGCGGAGCTGCATCTACGCCGAAGAGTTCAACGATTCCTCGGGTGTTCGTGTTGACTGGAACGAGGCGATGAGGACCGACACCTACAAGCTCATGAGGCACAAGACTCTGGGTACTGAAGAGCTGTTCTTGACAGCTACCGCGATCCGAGAAGACCCTGCGTTTACACCTACCGGGGACGTGATCCCAACTCCCTACGCCGGGGCAGACGAGATCGCCTACGACTTTCTGACTGAGAAGATGGACGCAATGACTGCAGCCGGGGGAGACCCTTGCAGGTGACACTCGAAGACGACTTGTCTGTATGGGGGAAGATCATTGGTGCCATACTCGGCGCAGTAGCCTTGATTGGCACACTGCTCAGTGTAGGCAGGGAATGGACTGGCATGAAGTGGCGAGTCAAGAACTTAGAGGGACAAATGGAAGACACAAAAACTGCCCTGCTGAGAATGCACGAACAAGCGAATGAGAACACCAGACAGGCAATGGAGGCCACTCAGCAGGTTGCACTCTACGCCGAGCGTCTTGAGGGGAACTCGAAGCTGATGGTAGAAGCCATGAACTCGATCAAGGCCAAGGTAGACCGACTGGAGCAGCACCAATAATGGAGCTAATCACAGATCGCCTCATCACAGTGGCCGTGAGTGCGGCCGTGATGGGCGTCGGTAGCTGGTTCGGTCTGGACGAGATCGGAAAGGCGAAAAAGTCTGCAGACGCGATGGCAATTCACTACGTCCCCGCCCTAGCACAATGTGAGGCTAAGCGCGATACTAGGCTCGCAGAGCAACGAAGCGTCTGTCGTGAACTACTTGAGGCAGAGAGAGAGAACACAGCGCAATGGCGCGCTCAGTGCGGAGGATAGAAATGCCTTACAAGAAGCCATCAACGAGGCCCAAGCCTAGGCCGAAGCCCAAGCCGAAGAAGGGGAAGTGATGGAAGATCAGATCGCGAACGTGCTCAACTCGGTGATTGACCAGACTCAGATAGTGCTGGTACCTCTTGCAGCCGCCGGACTCTGTGCATGGATTTCGCCGTTTGTCAAGGACTCCCGATTCAGACAGGTGATGAAGTTCGTCAATGCGGTGGGGGGAAATGTACGCAACGCACGCAACGACAAGGGAGTGAACTGATGCGGATCAAGGGACTGATAGTCCTACTCAGCACTATCGCACTGGTGGGGTGTCAGACCCCCAACATCGAGGCAGGCGTCACGGGCTCTGGAGTCCGCGCAGACGTGCAGTTCTGCTTCGACGACAGTGACCTCGGGAAGGGCATCGACAAGTACACTGGGGGGCTTCTGAGCAGCCTGATGGGGTGTCCGTGAAAGGCTGAGGCCGCCCTCGTCAAAGAGAACGGCCTCAGATGCTCTATCCACGCATGGTGGATGAATTGGCGCCGGCCCCTAACCTCCCGGCGTCTGCAGCTACCGCTCGGATCACTGGGGCCGGCATAAGCAAGAGGGACGCAACGACTACACTATCCCTACTGTCCAGTCTGGCTGGGGGTCAGGTCGGTCATGGCCCATCTGGCACTGCGCACCATACCCCAAGCGGCGGGGGAGGGCAAGGCTATTCCACCCTGGAGACGCGAGAGTTCATCTTGCCGGTCTCGTCGTCTCTCCAGCCACACCATGCCTGCTTGGAGACCCATGACCTATCAGTAGGCCCTCGGGAGAACACCATGTTCAACGTCTTGGCTGTGCGGTGGCAGTCGTCCATGCTCGACTGTGGCGAGTAGCTGTACGTCGGCTCGCTGGCTCCTACTAGCATGGTCGTGATGACGAGAACGAGTGTTTCGATCATTCCTCCCCCTCCACGCACTCCACCAAGATCGTCCAAGGCAGAGACTCGTCTGAGTGTGCCTCGATAATCCGACAGATTGCCTCGGTCGTGGTGTACTCATCAGTCGCAGGCTCACACCCCGGCTCTCCCGAGCACAGGATGGTGACGATTAGGACCCAAGTGGTCATTGGTCTCCCTGCTCCCGATACCAGCACCACATCCCCGCCGCGTAGTTCGCGATGTCGAGGCACTCCCGCATCGCTGCCTCCGGCTCTAAGCCGCGCGCCTCGAGCCCCTTCTTGATGATCTGGCCCATCAGGAAATCAGGCGACCCCAGCAGCCGAGGAATGCCCAGGATGGGCTGCTCGAGGAACGGGCGGACGAGCATCGACTCACGGCTGAACTCACGGCCTCCGTTGGCGTGGCGCTGGTGGCCCTTGCCGGCGGTGGCCCGCTCGAGAGCGCCGTCGAGGAACTCCCGGAGAGGGGCGTAGGGGTCGGGCGCGGCGGTGTCGTCGGGGGTGGGTTCGAATGCGCGCTCGGGTGAAAGGTCATGCAGGTGGTAGTGCAGGCTCGCTGGACCCAGAATCCTACACCCTGGCCACGTGCATCGGTCTTCGCAGCCCTTCTCGTCTCCGGTCACGTCTTCCCCCTCCCCTTCATCCACCACAACACCCCCAGCCCCGCCAGCAGCGCCAAGCCGCCCGGCTCAGACACATACTCCGTAGGCACGCACCCAGTGGGCGTAGCGATCACATTGCTCCACTCCGAGTAGCCCCCAGCCCCGAGGAAGCGCATACGAGACAGGTGGCACCCGTCAGGGACCTCGAGGTCGATTTCCCCGTACCACCAAGGTTCCATTGTCGCCGCCGGGTGCCAGAAGCCCAGCAACTCCTCACCGAACACCTCGAACTGGATCGTGGCGTGGTCCGCGTTAGGGGACCCAAGGAACAGTCCATCACCACACGGGGGGACGACTTGGCACATGCCTGAGGTGAGGCAGGGGTCTATGTTGGGATCGTACCAGCGGTGCGTGACGGTTGTAGCGTGGGCATTGGTGGCGAGGATGAGG